CTGAGTTCCGCAAACCTCTTTAATCTTTCCTCGAAGTTTATCGTATCTCCAGTTCATTTTTTCACCTCCATTCAGTTTAGTTTTCTAAACTAGTTATATAATATTCCTTCTTTCTAACTTTGTCAATACTATTTTTTAGTTTTCTAAACTTTTATATTATTTTCTTCATAATATTGTTGCGTTTTCTAAACATTTGTGCTAATATCCAATTATAAGGAGGTACCGCATAATGAGTACAACTTCAAAGAGAATTCAAGAAGGTATGGAATTAAGAGGGCTTAAGCAAGCTGATCTCGTTGAGAGGACTGGAATTAGCAAGGGCGCGCTAAGTTCATATATTTCTGGACGATATGTTCCGAAGCAAAATAATACATTTTTGATTGCAAAAGCGCTGAATGTAAATGAAGCTTGGCTCATGGGTGCCGATGTTCCTATGGAAAGAATTGATACAACGGCAGAAAATCAGACCCGTGATCAAAAAGAACTAAATGAAATATATGTTCAGCTCTCATCCAATAATAGAGAAAGAGTCCTCACTTATTCCAAGAGCCTTCTTTCCACCCAGCAATTAGATGATGAGCTTGCTACTGCTACTCAGTACCAACAGCCAACTACACTTGCAGCTCACCACGAAGGCAATGAATATACAGAAGACGAACTAAAAGAAATTGACCAGTTTAAGAAAATGGTAGATAACAAAAGGAAATAATCGGCAGATCTGCCAGAATGTACATTGACAATATAATATATTTACCCAGGGGACTGGGGGACGTGCTCTTTGCCTAATCCGGACACCTTACGGAGGAGGTGAAGTTTATGAGCGATTATGAGACATTTATGATTATGTTGACTTTTACTAATTTAATCGTAGCCATACTTACATATGCACATAAAAAATAGCCGTCCTAATCTTTGGCGAGATCAACGGCTATTTTTTAGCTAACTATTTTCGCTGGGTTGGGTGAAGTGCAGTCACCTTCCAGCTCCCTTGTTAAATATATTATATGTCACTCCGAAATATTTGTCAATTTTCTTTTTGGGAAGCAGCTGTACAGATTTTTGTACACGTATTGAGATATACTAGAGCGGGAGGTGTTTACAATGAGCACATATGAGGAATTACAAGACCAGGCCTGCGCGGACGGTATAGACGTAATGGACTATGAATTTAATAGTCCAAACATAAAAGGCTTATATTGTAACAGCACTGTAGCAATCAATAAATCCATTTCAACCCAGGCTGAAAAATCATGTGTACTGGCCGAAGAGCTTGGCCACCACTACACGACTGTTGGTAACATTATTGATCAGTCTGAGGTCAGCAACCGAAAACAGGAATACAGAGCCCGTCTCTTTGGTTACAACCTTAAGATCGGACTGATCGGAATCACCCACGCCTATGAGGCTGGATGCCGTAGCTTATATGAAATGGCGGAATATCTGGATGCTACAGAAGAATATTTGAAAGAAGCACTGGACTGTTATCATTCCATACATGGGGTTTATGCTACTTTGGATAATTACATCATTTTCTTTGAGCCTTCATTTACGGTGATGAAAACAGTTGCTGAAAAATAAGAGGAGTCCACTATGTCTATATTTAACATGAACTATCATAGAATTGCCTCTATAAACTTATTATCATATCAAGAGTATGATATCTTTATTAAATCGATTACTTGGATATTAAAAGATAATTTAGATTTAGCATATAGGTTATGCTGTAGATTCAATGCAGAAATTCAAGAGAATCCCGGTATTGGCTGTCATTGGTCTGATTGGTGGCGCAAAGGAATTCCCCTATATTTAGAAGACATTTGCAACAATGTATTGCGCAACACTAAATCACGCTTTACAGCAGCATGTGCTATCTATCTACATTTTTCCGGCATACAGAGCAGAAAAATTTCTGTATTTATTGATTGCTTATATGAAGAACATGTTATATCAGAAAAACCTTCACTTGAACACATTCGTTATGTTAATTCCTATATTTCTTGTGAGTGCCTTTTTCACCAATATAGCAAGACCAACATGAGAACATATATTTTTTTAGCAACCTTGGATAATACAACTTGTCCCCTTTGCGGAAAACTAGATGGACAATGTTTTCCTATTTCAGAAAGAAAACTTGGAGTTAATTGCCCTCCAATGCATATTGGCTGCCGATGTACAGCAATCTCACAAATCCCACCAAATGCTACACGTAATATATGGAATCCTATAACTCGTAAATCCGAAAATATACCATTTATCACCTATACAGAGTGGGATAAAAAATATAATAAAATACATAAATAAAGGACGTGATCTTATACCTATTATCAAAGAAAAAATTCTCAATGCGGTCACTATTATGAGTGAGGAAGATGCAGTAAAAGTATGGAACTTAATCCAGGGGGCATTTGCTTTAAGCAATGCAGAAGAAGTTGCCCCTTATCCGGATGAGCTTGCCACAATCGCAGCTTACAAGGCTGGTGATCCAGACTATCAGCCTTCCATTTCCCAGGAAGATCTGGTGAAAGAGCTTGGGATTAATTAAATAAAAGAAAAACCGGCTCCTGCGCCAACAGGAACCGGCCAGCACATCCGAAGATGCACCTTATTTTCAGCAAAAATATTGTATCATCTTCGGGGCAGCCATGCAAGCGGAACCTTTGTTCGCGCTGGCTGTTATTTTTATACTCATTTTTACCGGCACTTGCGCCGGTACAATTAAAAGGAGGATGATACCATGTGGGTTGAGGAACGTCCAAACGGAAAATTCAAATTCTGTGAACGCTATACAGATTATCTAACCGGAGATATAAAGCGCGTTTCTGTTTTCATGGATAAAAACACAACACAAACCAGGAAGCTTGCCCAAAGAATTCTTGAGCAGAAAATTCAGGACGCTATGATTGTAAAGCCCAAGCACCAATATACTCTAAAGGAGCTTGTGGAAGAATACCGAAAGAGCCAACAACAGACTGTAAAAAAGTCTACCTACACTAGAAACTTTCACGCATGCAACTCTATCATCAAGATTCTTGGTGAGAATACTATCGTAGAGCATATGACAGCCAGGTACGTGCGTGATAAGTTCTTGGAAACAGGGAAGGCTCCTGGAACTCTAAACGAGGCCCTGCGGCGCTTCCGAGCTCTAATCAGATGGGGGTATAGTAATGATCTCCTTAAAGATGCTTCTTTTCTTGAAAAGATTGAGAATTTCAAAGACGTCCCACACAAAGAAAAGATCCAGGATAAGTATCTGGAAGCTAATGAGCTAAAGCAACTCCTGCAAGAAATGTCCGATCCAATCTGGAGCCTTCTAACAGAATTTCTTGCTCTGTCTGGAATGCGTTTTGGAGAAGTTATCGCTCTCGAAGATTCGGATGTAGATCTCTCTGCTAAGAAAATCCATGTAACAAAAACTTTTGATTCTGTCAATAAAGTAGTTACATCTCCTAAAAGCTTTTGCTCTATTCGTGATGTCTACATTCAAAAGGAACTCGAAGTTACCTGCAAGAAAATACGCGCCTTAATGCTGCGCAGAAGATTAATGTATGGCTTGGACAAACAACTGCTTTTTATGTTTTCGGAGAAAGGGACTCATATACACTATTACGCATACAATAAATATTTAAGGGAAAACTCTCTTCGTATTTTAGGACGCACTATAACACCTCATGCGCTGCGT